ACTACGTTTACAGCGGTGTACGATGGCTCATACGTTGATGTTTACTTAAACGGCGTTAAATTAGTGTTAGGAACAGACTTTACCGCTACTAGCGGTACTAACATTGTATTAAGCGCAGGCGCAGCGGCTGGCGATACTGTAGACATTGTTGGCTATGGTGCATTTGAACTAGGAACCACCAGCCTTAACAACTTAACTGATGTGAGTACGTCAGGTGTGACCAATGGTCAATACCTAGCTTACAATTCTAGCAACGCTAGGTTTGAACCAAAAAATAACTTAGTTACGTCTGTAAAAGACTTTGGAGCAGTAGGGGACGGTGTTACGGATGATACTAATGCTATTCAGGCAGCAATTAATTCGTTTGGTATTAGAGGTGGGATTGTGAAACTCCCTTCTAACGGAGCGTTTGCTATAACAAATCTAACTTTACCTTCTAATGTATCAATAGAGGGTTCAGTTACTTTACTAGATGGGGTAGCTTCGGGGACATGGGATAATCAGTTAGGTAGTACGCTTTTTGTATCGGGTACTATTAATTTATCAGGTCAATCAACAGGTATTAGAAATGTAGCTGTACTTTCATCCATTCTAAATGGTTATATAAAACCAACAACAGACGAAGAAGCAGATACACTAGTAGGTTCTTTTTCTGGAACTGCGTTTACTTTATCAGCAAGAGGCACAGTTTTAGAAAACTTACTTGTACTAGGTTTTAATGAAGTTGTAACTGATTCTGGTAATAGGCACAGAATACATAATGTGCGGTTTGATTGTACTGGCGGGATTACTGTTGGAGGTGGGAGCGATCTTACGAAGATTACAGATTGCCACGCATGGCCTTATGTCACAGCCGACCTCGGCCTTTCCACTTCTGTCAACTATCGAAGCGGTGTTGCTTTTGGTTTCGCGGGTAATTGTGACAAGTATCTAATGCGAGACCTGTATTCTTTTGGTCACGAAGTTGGTTATAAATTTTTAGGGTCAACAGGAAATATCGTCCAATCTTGCGCGGCATTTAACCTCCAAGCTGACAGCGGGAATATTGGCGGTAGTGGAACATCAAAAGGTGTGTGGGTTGGTAGTTACGTTTCAAATATGGATTTCTACGAAGCAACTATGCAAAATAATGACATAAACATTCAAGTAGCCACCCAAGGTGCAGACATCGGGGGCGGGTCTCGTTTGGATAAGATTAAATTTCACGGTGGTAAGTGTCTTGAAGCTTCCAGCAAATTCGTGCATGTGGTTGATGGTTATGTAGGTATTAGTGGCATGTCCTTTCAGAAAGGTTCAACCGCTACCGTCATCATTGACTGGACTGCATCAGATGGTGGCTACATAACTAATAACGACTTTGAGGAGATGGCAGTGTCTTCTGGGACACCAATAATTAATTTTGCTAATTCTACCGTTGATCGATTAGTTCAGCGGATCGGCAACTTTCAAAAGTCTAGCATCCATCCTGATAATGTATTTATTGATAATCAGCTAGACATGACTAGAGAAGTGATTACCTCCTCTGGTGAGTTGGTTATTAATACAGGTGTAATCAATGTAGTTGGTTCAAGACACACTGTAGACACTGAAGGCGGAAGCGGAACAGATGACCTTGATACGATCAATGGGGGTGTTGATGGTATGCGGCTCTGGCTACGCGCTGCATCCTCAAGTCGTACTATTGTTTGCAAAGACGCTACGGGGAATTTGGCTTTGGTTGGAGATTTTAGCTTAACACACGCTACTGATTACATTGAGCTTATATATGAAGCCAGCATAGGCGGGGGTACTTGGGTAGAGGAAACACGTTCAAATAATACTGTATAGGGGGTTCCCAAGACCCCTACACAATCCGAGGTAACTTATTATGACTAAGGCAAGAACCTCAGCAGATTTTAACACTACAGCTATACCTGCGTCTGTTCTCACAGGCGCTTTACCTTTCCTAATAATCTTGGAGATAACTTAATATGATACATCAAGCTATTTATAATTTATACCCTAATGTTACCGCTATTTTAGATACAGAAGATGGATTACAGATTCTCGAAGGTAGCGAAGAAATAACAGATTCAATTGACTTTGAAGCAGTGCAAGAGCTATTTGACGAGCTACAGGCAGAAGCAGACCTTAACGCGCTGAAAGCTGAACGCAATAAACGTATTGCTGAAACCGATTGGTGGGCTTTAACCGATAAAGTGATGACTGTAGAACAGCAAGATTATCGACAAGCGTTGCGCGATATTACAGAAAATTACAATTCTATTAACAACGTTGTTTGGCCTGAAAAGCCATAGGGGGAAAGTATGACTTTAGCAAGAGATTTAGCAGACTCGGCAACAAAAGCAAACTACCTTGATAATGTAACGGCTGACATACAAACGTCTATCACTGCTAATACAACGTTAGCGAATACAAAGTCAAAAGTTATTTTTCATAGCGTTGATGTTACGACAACTAGCAGTCAATCGCTTACAGCAGGTACGCCAGCAGAAATAACAGGCTTAACATTAACCATTACGCCACAATCGGCTAGTAGCAAGTTTTTGTTAATGGCAGCATGGAATGGTGAAAGCTCTTCTGTTTATAGCTTTGAATCAGTTTTTGGATTTAAGCGTGACTCTTTTTATATTGGAAATCCATCAGCAGATGGCGTTAGACCAATAGGCCGTGGTGTTATGGCTCAAGGTTATTATGCGGCTGAATCAACAGGAACGATGGACTCATGGACAGGGCATTGTTTAGATTCCCCTAATACTACAAGCGCTATTACTTATAAAGTATTTATAACCGCAAAAGATGCCCAAACGCTATACAACAATAGAACGGCAGGCGACACCAATGAAACAGGCCGTGAACGCACAACATCATCCTTGATTGTCATAGAGCAAGTTTAACCTAAAGACTTTACCATGTTATCCAAGTCGCAAAGGAATGCGTCACACGCTTTTTCGAGTTCTTTAATGTAGCTGTCATCGCGTTTTATTCGCTGAACAAAGTATGATGCCGATGTATTGATGCGCGAATCAAAAGAAACAAAGTCACACCATTGTCTATCCATTACCCACATTTGGCCTTGCACCTGAGCCATGTGACTTGATGGCATTTTGCCTGATAAGTAGGTTTCTATTTGCGTTTTAGTGTTTGGGCATTTAAATTCTACAAGCCCGTCAACACCTATTAAACCATCTGGCGAGCATCCAACTTTTTTATTTTCAAAATACGCAAACGCTATTTGCTCAACAGTGTTACCGCTCATAAACTCATACATCGACCTTGCTTGCGGTTCTGTTTGTGTACCCCACTCCATAGCGTCCGAGCTAAAGTGTGGCTGTCTTTCTCCGGTAACAATCTCCGCTGCAATTTCCATCATATATGCGCGTCGGGTTTTTCCCTGACCCTTTGCCATAACATCCTTAAAGCGTGATGCAGTGACAAAACCTAATCTAAGGTTTAGCCATTCGTCGCTACTTTGATCAATGTCATTGATTATTTTCATTTTTCAGCCTATTCATAACATTATTAAATACATTTGCGGGTAGCTTATCCAGTGATTCAATTTTATAAGCAGCAGTTACCCGCTTACCTAGATCGTTTAACTCTTGCCCTTCTGGGCTGACATCCATGCAATAGGTGGATAGCTCGCTTAGTTGCTCTTTGCTAATTAACGTTTGTTCTTGGCTGTTGTCGTTACTATCTGCATCCTTTGTATCGTCAATAGCAAACAAACCGTTTAGCGCATACTTTCGTGCATACGATGACGCTGCACCAGTTATTTGAGACTCGTCCATGCCTTTTTTGGCAATAGGTTCTCGTGCGTATGCGGTTGTGGATTGTAGGCATTTTTCATTATGGTATAGGCTTGCAGTTGCTTCTACATAGATTCTGTCACCTACCATTGCTATTTTGTCGGACAACGTTACATGGCATTCCGTTTCTTTGAGTGGTGCTTTTAGCGCCTCAAGTATATCCTCACAATTTCTATATTTGTATTTACCGAACTGGTTGTATTGGCCTTTAGGTGCTTTTAATTCTTGTTGAATGTATAGTAACTTGCTCATTTTGTTTCTCCTATATGATCGCCT